TCCGTTTCGTACACACCGCCGTTGCAGTAAATGCCGGGCATTTCACCGCCTGCGTAATCCTTGATCAGGATGCCGAAAGAACGGACCTCCGGATCGGTGTTGACAGAAAACAGATCGTTTCCCGCCAGACTCACCAGATGGCCAAGCTGGCCATCGCCTTGCATATAGCCGTCACCGTAAGCGAGGCCCCTGTGACATGGATTGATAAAAGACATAGCTCTTCTCCTTGTTAGTTGATTTCCACGGTTTCGTTCGATTCGTTACCGACACGGTTGTTGTAGGCAGCCATGAAGCCGCTGCGCAGGCGATCCTCGAGGGAGAGCTTGCGGTCATCCACGTCGTGCGGTCTCACCCCGGCTGAACTGCGCATGGGTGTTTCGCTCGATGCTTTGGACTTCTGCTTGTCAGGCTCCTTTTCCGGTTCCGGCTGAGCCTTGGCATCCGCCTTCTGGCTTTTGGCCATCTTTTCATAGGCGGCTTCGGTGGCGGCAAAAGCGTCATCCGACAATTCCGCCAGACGCTTGAGTTCCGTGTCGCGGTCTTCGCCGAAATCCATGCCTTGCTTTTCGAGCTTTGAAATCAGCTTGTGGGCGCGGGCTTTCGAAGCGGCAGCCTTCTGTTCGGCTTCCAGTTCCTGAATGCGTTTCTGAAGTTCGGCCACCTGAGCTTTCAGCTGGCGGTTTTCCTTTTCCAGCTCGCCTCCGGGAGCCGGATTGTCTTCCTGCCGTTCCTGTTTTTTCTTAGCGGCGTCGGCGGACGACTCATCTGGTTTCTTGGTTTTTTCGTCCATAGTTGGATCTCCTTTGGGTTGGTGTTCAACAGATGGTTCCTGAACCGACGCCACCTGCAGAATGCGGGCATTTTCATCTGCCCCTTTGCGGTCCAGCAGGCCCAGGCCCGTAAAAGTCACGCCGTGAAGAATCTCGAAGACGGGTTCCCCATCGAGTTCACGGCCTTTAAATTTTCTGAGGTGAGTGCAGTAATCGGCTTTGTTCTTGAAGCGCTTGTGGCAGACGGAGCATTCACCTTCTTCGTAATCACACTCCATCGATACCTGCGTGATGATGCCTCGCTTCATGAGCTTGTAGGCCAGCTGGGCATTGGGCGTGTCTCCGGTATAGAGCTCACCCACGCATTCGACCCGGCCGCCGATTTCATCTTCCAGATAGTCAGCCGCCACAATTCCACCGACGATGTCGCCAAACTCCTGCGAGTGCTGCAGGTCGACTTTCTTGTTGATGACGGTCATGTGCCTCGTGGCCAGCTCTTCAGCGGTGAAATGGTCACCATTCCGATTGGTGCCGGTTCGGCAGAGGATGAAGGTAAACTGCGGATCACCCGGGAGACCTCCGCTCATCGCTTCGGCGTTCAGCCCCGCATTTTCATCGAGACAGAGTTCCACCGGGATGGATGTATGGATATTGGCTGCGGCAGCCATCGGAACAGGTTTTGCCGCCTGATCGGTATCCGCATGGGACTGGTTACCTTTCAGGCAAACGAAAAGACGCTCCTTGGCGCTGGACGCTTCGCCATGCTTGGAGGTGATCGAATACTTATGATCCTTGGTCTTCATCCGGCTTTGACGCCCCAGACCGCCGATGATCTTTTTCATCTGCTGTTCGTTTGGATAGGCGTGGTCGCGGTATGAGATAAGCCAGTGTGGGATATGGGTGGCATTACCGAGAAACTCCTGAAAGAAGTCGGAGGCGTTGCCCTTGGTCACAGTCACATGGCTGGTTTCGTAGTTTTTGACCTTGGTGTCCGCCTTGATGGTCAGGCCATCCCAATAGGTCATCAGCCCTTCGACAAAGTGATAGGCTTTCTCGTAATTGGTGGTCGAAAACTCGGTGGCATACGGCGGATCAAAATAAGCGAGGTCAGCCTTCACCTTGGGAAGGATCTCGTTAACATCCCCGCGATAGGCTTTGTTCTCCTTGCCGTTGTCGAATATCAGGGCGTTGATCCGTTCGATATTCGCTTTCAGGCGCTTTTTGAATTCTTCAGGCGTGTCCTGACGTTTCCCATAGTCGGTGGAAGACGAGAAGTGGCCAAACCCGCCTTTGCCGCTCATGCAGGTTTTGCCGAGAGCAAACAACGCGATGTCCTTTTTGTAACCGGACAGATCGTCGCAATTGGCTCTCAGCGAGTCGATGAGTGCGTGGACACCTTTGGCAAAGAAGATCCCTTTGAAATTATCCTGAACAAAGGTTTTGGCTTTGGGGTTGTCCGCCAGCAGTTTTTCGATCTCTGCCTCGGACAGCCTCGTCGAGCTGTTTTCGATAATGGCTTTGGCTGCGTGGTGACTGTAGCGAAGACGGTCATTGGCAAAAACTCGCAGCCCTTTGGATTTGTACATGTAAGCAACAACGGCCGAGCCGGAAAAGGCATCCAGAACAGAGGAAACTCCGTCCGGGGTGTTACGCCAGATCCAGTCGACCAGTTTCTGTTTGCTGCCGATGTAATTGGTGATGTACTTGGGGCGTTTCTCCGGGGGCTGCTCTTCAGGAGCCTTCTGTTCGGCTGCATCGGTCCCGAGCTCGTCGGGATCGATAGCGAGCGCCGCATCTGCCTCAAGGAGGAACGCCAGCCTTTCCAGGTCAGTGGCAAACATTTCCATCAAATTCTCCGGTTAAATCACTGTTATTTGCCCCGATCGCACCGGGCGAGCGGGAGGTTTCAGCGATTACTTACCGGAAGGCTTTGAAATGTGTCGGAAAGGCGTCTGCTTTTTTAGGCGGGAATCTTCAAAGATTGCAAAACAGCAAGCCCGCAGGCAGTTATGGACGGGTATTTCTCTGTTTCGACCGGTTCGGAAAACGCGCCGTCGTAGGGAGATCGGCTCTGGCGGTGATACTCCAGAAAATCGTCCGGGAGGGTTAAAACACCGCTTTCAACCAGACGATTGATAACCCAGTCAGCCTGCTCACGACGATCCTGAATGTCGCCTCGGGTGGAATCCGGATAGAACATTTCAATATCGAGGCCCGGGCCAGGACCTTGCACCCAAACACCGGCAGGCCGATATTCCGGAATTGCCGCTTTGGGATCAACGAGGATAGAATCAATCACGTATCTCAGCTTCATTGCCAGTCCTCCGCAATCTTGATGTGTTCGACAAGAATCTCGGAATCGATGCGTTGAAACAGGTCCCGGTTGTTTTTTCTGAATGCCAGCCATGCCTCCCACTGCTTGGCATGCGCCGGTTCGGAAACGGGTTCGATCATTTCAAGGTGGTAAATGCGGTCCAGATCATCGGTCAGCTCGACAATCAGCCAAGCATTGACTTCAGATCCACCTGATTGCGCTGTCAGCGTGTCGTCCACGGACACATTGACGACCTTGATCGTATGGCTGTAATTGAAACCTTCCTGATAACCGAGCTCCTTCCATAGCAACCAGAAGTCCGTTCGGATGATTTTTCCTGAAGCATCGAAGTGTGGTGCAATCCTTGTAACCGTCAGTTCTGCGGTAATGGTGTCGATAAAGTTTTCACCGCCACGTTCCCGGATCTGCAAGCGGCAGCCGCGCTCATTGAGCCAATGAAACTGCTTCTGGATGCGAGATTTTTGCTCTGCAATTATGTTTTCCATATCATTTCCTCGTGTTCCATGTGCTCGATGTATGAATGATGTCTTCTATCTTGCGGCCGTCGGGCAGCTTCTTGATCCCACGGGTGGTGAAGCTCTTGATAATCTTCTGACGCTCGGCGGCTGAATTAGCGACGATGTATTCGATGTTATCCAGCAGCGTCACCGAATACTTGAAGATGGTCTCATTGCCGCTTTTGCCCGAAAAGTTTTTCCAGTCGTCGATATTGTTACCCCGGTTCTTCCGGACATAATCATCCACCACCTTGCCGAAGGCATCGTGGCTGTAGCTGATCGCATCCATGCGCCGTAACATGCTCTTTTTGAAATACAGTGCCGGAGGGGCGTCGCGGGTTGGTTTTTTCTGAATCCGGGTAAAGAAATAACTGGCTCCGCCTGTCTGCATGTCCGCCACCGGGGACATACCGCCGGGAGGAACTCCCATACGCATCTTTTCAACCGTGCTGACCATAGCGCCATTGTTTTCAAGGATGGTTTCGACGAAATCGGACATGCCTTCATTGTTGGTCAGGCGGTGAACCAGAGAGTAATCCTTCATCTTTTTTTCCAGATCCTCTTCAGTGATGTCGAACCGGTACTGGTGGCGGTATCCTCCTTTTAGGCCGCGATCGAGAAACCCGGCCTGATACGCACCCATCGGGTCATAATCCGGCAGCTTTGTGATATCATCTACATTCAGTTCCTTCTGCCAGTAACCACGAAGAGTCTGGACCCGTTCATTGACTGATGCATCGCGGTCATCGAGCCTTTTTTGAAGCCGCTTGTATTCTGCGGTGTGGTCCACTTTCCGGATGTAGGCCATCTTTTCCAGATACATCTGCTCGGCGTTCTCGGGTGAAGAAATCCGTGCATCGATGCCGAGTTTATCCAGTTTGGTCATCAGAGCTTCGACCTTCTTGCCGCTGGCATCACCATCGATGACAATCTCCAGCTCACCTCGCTGGGCATAAAGGTTTGTATTATCCCATGGGCGGTATTTCAGACGCGTGCCGTCATCAAACTCGGCGGTGAATTGGAGGCCGTCCTGCATCCTCGAATCCCGGTTGAACATGCCGTAATTATCAACATCATCCATTTCGACGGTTATCTTGCCGCCGCTGATGCGCCTTTTGGTGTGAGTGACCTTGCCTCTGGTAACCTTGAAATCCGGTTTCTTTGGCTTGGCCTGCTTCGGCAGTTCAGGAAGGTATTGTTCGAAGACACCATTGGTGGCGCGGTCCCAGTCGACCGCCTCTTTGATTTCATCCAACCATTTGATGTAGCTGTCAGCCATCTTTTTGACTTCCGGATCTTTGCTGCGGGCAAGCACCAGCAAACGGGTTCGAAGCTTCTCCGCTTTCGCCAACTTGGTCCGGTTATAGTTTCCGTCACCGACATGAAAGTTGACGTTCTTGACGGCTTCCAGAATGGTCGGGAAAAAGGTGTCGTCCTGCAGAGGCTGGCCTTTCTTGATTTCGACAAGATCCAGCTGCTCCCGAAGCAGAGCGGTGATTTTGGAATCCGTATCCGGGCGGATCTTCATTTTGACAACGGTGCGTTGTTTGCCTTTGAAGGTCTCTGTGAATATCAGCGCGTTCTGGTCTTCGACATCGCCACTGTCAAACGGCAGTGTTTTTCCCTGCCATCCGAGTTTACCGGCGTCATCAATGATTTTTTCATCCGCATCCTGCAGCAGCTTTTTGATCCCGGGTTTGGTCTGCAGTGATGAGAAACTGAAGTCTTTCCGACCTAAAACATCCCCGTAATAGCGCTCGAAACCCTTCCGCAGATCATGTTTGCGCTGAAGCGCCTGCTCATAGAATTTATCCAGCCCGATTTTGTCTTTTCCGAAACGCCCCTCGGCATAGGGCCGGATGATATCGAGATATGTGTCGTCGGATATCTTCTCGACCTCCTGAATGTATTTCAGGGTGACCTGAGGATCGAAGTTGACCTTACCGTCCTTGGCTGCCCGAAAAACCTTATTGTAAAAAGGCTCTTCTTCACCAAAGGCGCTGTTGGGATGGTAATCCAGAGAAAGGTTGTCCTTGCCGAGGTGTTTGAATGCCTGCCCCTTGTCGATGCCATATACATGACCGTTTCTTCCACGGATGAACTGTTTGGAGTGACCGTCGTGGTTGGCGATAAGCCAGTCGATAACATGTTCCCGCTGCAGCTGTTCAAGCTCAACGGTGGTCAGATCCTCCGGCAGTATGTTTCTGAAGTCGATTTCTGACTTCAGGTCCGTGCGCCATTTCTGAATGGAACCGGTCCTTCCGTTCAACTGGATATTTCGAACCTCGATTGCATCCGGGTCGATCAGACGCCCGATTTTGTATGCGGCTTCCTCACCATGAGCGATGAAGTTATCCTTGGAATTCTTGGCCGGTTTGAACAGCCATTTGTCGCCATTCTCATCGGTCCAGAACTCTTTTTCATGCGCTCCGCCGACATTGGCCTTGCCTGACTTATTGAATTTTCCGGTCGCTGATTTTTCATTCCATTTCTGATCGGCAGTTTCAAATTCAGCACCTTTCTTGGCAAAGGACGGTGGTTTGGCTTTGGGTTCAACAGATGGTTTAGGCGCTGGTTTTTTCTCTTTTGCAGGAGCCGTCTTCGCTTTTTTGCCGCCATGCTTTTCAGCCCATTTCTGCCATTTACTCTCGATATTGGATTGCGCTTCTCCGATCTTCCCGGGGTCAGTTTCAGTAAAGAGCGTGACGAGGTCATCCTTGCTTGCCCATTGCCAGTGTTTGAGCTGCGAATCCTTGGCGATGGATTTAAGCTCCGAGGACTTGAGTTTGGATATTTGCTCCTGAAAGAGCTGCTTTTTGAGAGCGATTTCCTTGGCGTGCCCGGCAAGAAACTCCTGAGGCAGCTCCTTCGCCGATGCCAGAGCTTTTTCCGCATCAGATACCTGGCTGATAAAACTTGTGTAGTCCAACGGGGATTCCGGCAGCTGAACTCCGGCCGCAGCCTTTTCGACCAGCTCTTTCTGTTTTTTCACCAGAAGCTGTTTGGCTTCATCGGCGGCTTTCTTTTTGGCTGATTCCGCCAGATCCGTTCCGGCCTTTTTCTGGAGTGCCTCAACGAGCTGCTGCTTGTTTTTCAGGACGCCGATTCCGTACTGCTTTTTCTTTGCCAGCAGTTCCTTTCCCTTCAGGGAGGTGTGGTCAATGCCCGGCTCGATTTTGTCCAGTAACTCGATGGTCTCATGCTTGGTCATATTCAGGGAGATGCCGTTACTTTTGGCCATCTCTTTGAGCTGGGATACCTGCATGCCCTCGAGTCCTTCCACCGGTGGCAGTTTGGACATCTGCTGTGCGATGAGCTTTGCCTGTTTGAGTTCAGCCTGTTTTTGAGCCAACAGCCCGATCAAATCTTCCTTTGTCCGGAGCAGCCCGATTTTGTGCTCCTTGAGCTTTGCCTTAAGTCCAGCACCTGAAAGTGTGCTGTGGTCAATTCCCGGCTCTGCCTGATCGAGCAGCTTGATGAAGTCGGCCTTGGTGCGGGCAATGGAAATACCGTTCTCTTTGGAAAGAGTCTGGAGCTGTTTTACGGTGAGAGCCGTAAGGTCATCGGCGTTTCCGTTTTCAAATGCCTCCTTCAATTTGGCGTTCTCTTTCGCCTGAGCATCGGCCATTCCCTCCAACGCATGCGGGGGCAATATGCAGGCATCGCCCTGTGAATCCTTGGGTGCCGCCTGTGCAGACAAGTCGGAGCCACAGATACTCATGGGCCACGCGACAAGGTTTGTGCAGCGGCAGTGCGGATGTGCGGGTTGTTGGGGAAATTTGTCGATGGAAAAGGTCTTGCCGTCGAGAGGACCACACACCGGGCAGGTTCTCTCATCATTCATGGCCATCCATTCAAGCCTCTGAACACCGACGCGCTCATGGAATTTCAGCCGCCCCATGTTATGCGCCCGTAAGACCTCAGTCCGGGCGATCATTTCCATACGGTACTGCGCCTTGCTGAACACTCGACTGCCAGCCTGCCTGAATGAATCTTTGTCGATGATGACTTTGCCGAGGTCCCGGACAATGTCATCCGCGCCTTTGCCTGTGGCTATCCCGCTCAGGATTGTCCGTTTGATACCATCTGACAGCTCACGATGGACATCACCGGCAAGCGTCAGGTTGTACTGAGTCATGAAGTCTAGGGCATTGGTGTCGACGATGGAGAACACTTTGGTGGCCAGTTTGTCGATGCCATCAGGCTTGAAGTCGGCATAGAATGGCAGTGATGCGGATGTCAGTTCGGTAATGCCCTGAGCGATACCGCCCTTGAACGCATCCTTGGTGCTTTTGCGGAAAACAAGCGTCTGATCCCGCTTCAGCTGGCGCAAAACATCGTCCAGCTCGCCCTGCAGCTTTTCCAGACCTTTCAACGCAGCCAGCTTGTTGTCCGGCAGAGATCCCAGACTGCGGTATTTCAAAATGGCTTGAGCCACTTCCTGTTCAGCCTTGTTGAGGGACTGAGTCAGTTGGGCGGTAATGGAATCGTTGTAGCGGTTACGGGATTTCAGGCTTTTGAGCGTTGCCGCCTGAATGCGCTCTTTAAGGTCGGAGGGCATGATCAGGATTTCCGGCGGTCAATGAATCGACAGGCCGGGGAATCGAAGGTGCGCTCGCTGTTGTGTACCCGGCAACGGTTGGAATCGGGATTGAAGTGGCTGCATTCATCACACAAGGAAGTTGCCGCCGTTGCTTCCAGCTCCTCGGAATAGTGATGGTGGGCCTCAGTATCGAGATCATTACCATCAGCGGGAATGCCGAGCATCTTTCTGGCGCTGGGCACACTCATGATGCCAGACACCACCATATCGACGACCGGCTTTACCTGTTTTTCATCCATCAGGTCGATGTTCTTGCGCTCGGTCTCACGGTTGGCGGCCTCGATATCAGGGTCCAGATCCATCTTGAGCTGCAGGCTGGAACGGCTGATCAGTTTACGGTCATAGAGTTCGATGAGCAGCTTCTTGAAGTCGACGGCATCGCTGGGGTCGAGGTCGTTGAAGATGAACTGCAGGGACTTGTCGGCGTGGCCTTTCAGTTCCATCCAGTCATCGAAGACCCAGTCGAGCAGTTTGCGGGCGGCCTGTTTGATCTCCCGGATCATGACCATCATCTTCTGCATACTCACAGAGGCCGTGGCAAAGTTGGGACCGTCGCCGGTAACCAAGGACCGTGAAAGGCCCAGCGCCACCACAATGTCTTCTTTGACCTCCTTGACCTTGTCCTCGACGTTGAGGACCTGGCCGTCGGTGCCGTGAGTTTCCACATTCACATAAAACGGGACCACAAGGCCGCTTTTCATATCCATCTTGTTGACCATGTCGCGGACCTGTTCCAACATTCGCTGGTCCGGCATTACCATCTTCTGTCCGAAGGCACCGCCCACTTTGAGCAAGCGGAACGGCGTGGCCCAGCGCTTGGCAATAGCCTGTTCGGCTCGGCGGTAGTCACGCAGCAGTTCGATGGCCTGAAAGGCAGGCAAAACCAGTGAGTTGCCTCTTGGTGAAAAGCCCGGGGCATCCCATTTCAGGTGGATGACCTGATCCACCGGAAGGTCGATGGGGTCGCTGGCAGAGCCTGAATCTTCGGCATATTGCTTGGCTTCGATAAGCTCGCCTTGGGCATACTTCACCTTCACCGAAACCGGATTAACGCACACCACTTCCTCGATGTCTTGACCGGAAGTTGCATATCGTTTGAAGCCGACAGCATCGCCTTTGACCAGCAGCTGAAGGATCATGTCCTTTATGAACTCCGATACATCGAGTCGCCATGCGGCGTTGACCGCATCATCTTTCAGCGTCTCGTCATCGCTGGTGATTTTGATTTCATCACCGACCGCAAAGGTGCGCCATGAATTGACGCAGTTCTTTACCAGCGGCTCTTCGACATAGTACTCCCAAGCCTTTCTGGCTCGCTCTTCCCATGTGGCCGGAACCGCGTCAGACGCGTTGACCTTGCTGAAGGCTGAGGCGTCGAGGGCTGCCGCTGCAGCCATGGGCACAATGGCATATCCATTGGATTCGTTGTCAGGCTGCACGGTATCTGGCTGGGCGTTTGTATCCACGTAATCCTCTCGGGTTATTTCCGGTTTAACGGCCGCACATCTCCCCGCTGTGGGGCGATCACGGCAACACTGGGGTTACTTACCGGATAGAGAGGAAAAACGTCGGAAAGGCGGGTTAAATAAAGACCGGCTCAGTCAGAACAGGCTTGAGCCAGACGGTCTCTTCACCGGCAAGGTCGAGGTTGCCTTGCTCCCGAATGAGCATGGCACAGCGGACCGCGTCGATGATGTGGTCGTTGCCTTTGGAGTAGATGATCTTACCGTCCCGCAGGGTGTACGTCTGGGTGGTGAACTGGTCTTCAATTTCCAGATCGTCTGACGGGAAGATGATCTGTTTGCGCTGGAGGGCACCGTTAATCAGGCTGGTCATCAGCTCTTTTGTCCGCTTCTTGATCTCCTTGCCATCGCGGATGGTGAGCCGGGTCATGCCGCCGAAGTCGAAGCCTTTCAGTCGACCTTCCAATTCCAGCTCTTTGTATTTGTCGAGAGTCAGCAGTTCCTGCACGACGGCCAGACCGTTACCGCCATTGTCCACACCGATACCCGCCGGAGTGAAATAGCGCTCGAGCAGTGCGATGGTCTGGGCAATGTGCGGATACGAAACATGCTCCATGTGAATACGCAGCACCAGCTTCAGGATGCTGCGATCACCCACCTCAGCTTCCTGAAAGATAACCAGCTCGGTCGGGTCATTGGTATATCCAAGGTCACCGCCAATCCAGAATAACCCGGTTCGGGGCGTGAGGTTGAGCAGCAGTTCAAGCCGGTCATAGGCGGCTTCCTCTGTTTCACAATCACGCAGCTCGGTATCGGTGATGGTGACCTTCTGATATTCCAGTAATTCCTGTCGGCAGAGATTGAACTGCTCCACATTGAACGTTCCGTAGGAAGGCTTCCCGTGTTCCCCGGCAACCTCATGCTGCCAGCCCGAGGTGTCTTTGCCGCCATAAAACTCTAACAGCTCCGATTCACGTTCAGCGGTCCAGAACGGGTTGAGCCATGAAGCCCAGCGAAACACCTTGAATTGTTCTGACAGGGTCAGTCGATAGTAGGTGGTGTTTCGCAGGCCATTGGGGGTGGAATAGATTTTCAGGCGGCCGCCTGTTTTCAAGCATTGTCTGAGCGCCTTCCATGCACGCTCGGAAAGCCACGCGCCTTCATCTACCCAAACCCGGTCTACATGAAGCGAGCGGAATGCATCGCCATACGCACCGGCCGGACGGAAATAGATCACGGAGCCATTGGTAAACTCCAGTCGGAAGTATGGCTTCCGGGTTATTTTGGGTTTGCCGTATTTCGAGATGGCAATGCTGTTCATCAAGTCTTCATTGTGATCCAACTGGTACTCGATTTCTTCGATTACGGTGTCGAGATGTCCCTGATGAGGAGCGGCAATCAAACCCTTTCCACCGCGAGTCGTGAAGGCATAGTGCAGTGCATCCGTTGAGAGCACGATCGACTTGCCAACATCACGGCCATCGAGATGGATGATGTTTTTGTGGGAGCAGCGGAGGTCTTCCTTCTGATGGTCCCAATACGACCGTGCCGAACCGTCCCGGTTGTAGAGATATGCTTGTCCCCACAAAACCGGGTCACGGAGTGTTTCGGCCAGTCTGCGCTCCTTATCAGAGACACCCATCAATTCATTCCTTTGCGGATGGCAATCCCAAGAACCGATGAGATCAGCTCTGTGAGGATCTGCTGGACCGCCAATGTGTTCGTCCTGTTACTTACAGCCTCCTCGATATCCAGAATGGCCTGATCGAGCTCCTGCCATTCCACGTATTTCTGCTGGGTGGCTTCCATACGTTCGAATGCGTCATCTATGCGCCCGGCCGCCAGCTCAGAGCCGATATCGACCAGTGCCTGTCCGGCCTCCCGGATCGCATCGCTGTTTTGTTCGAGTATTTGTTTCATTGTTCACTGTCCTCCGGATTTGTGTTCGCCCAGCTATCCAGTGAATCAATGGCCTTCTGCAGACGCAGGCCGATTCCGACCAGACGCTCTGCATCTGGGTGGTTGGATTCAACCAGAGCTTTGTTTGCCTCCCGGACATATTCCGGGGTGTAGCGGTTCAGGGTGGATGTTGCCGACTGAATCTGCTCAGGCGGCCTGTACGTGGCGCAGCCAGCAACCATACCGGCCAGCGTCAATGGGATTACCCATTCGAGTGCTTTCTTTAACATGTTGCGCTCCTTTGTTTTAGGGGTGTCGTTTTAATGCAGAAACATCTCTGCAAACACTTGATTTCCAAGAGGATATAAGCGTCATTGGACATGACGCGGGACGGTCCCGCAGAACCATAAACCGAAGCAGGAGACGCCCCATGAAACAGGTAAAAAACAGCGACGACGCCAGAACGGCCTACAAAAAGCGCCAGGACAACATTGCCGAGTACATCCAGCGGATTCAGCAGAAGCTGGCCGCAGATGCCGGGCAATCGAATATCAACTGGGCGCACGTCGGGTCGCTCGGGCATGTCGAAGAGCTGCTCCAGCAGATCGATGAGTTTCTGGGTTAAGCCACCGGCTTCACAAACAAAGGAGTTAATGCCATGACAGAAATGACCATTCATGAAACCACAGCCGCCTTCATCAACCATCTTCGGGAGAACGGCAAAAAGGAGCGGACGCTCTACACCTACCGGAAGGACCTCGATCTCATCGAGGGATATTTCGGCAAAGACAAGAAGCTTCAGGAGCTGCGTATCACGCAGGTTGGAAAGTTCCTCAAATGCGATGCGCTGCTGAAGCTCGGAAACGGCAATGCCCGGGCCGAAAGAACCGTCGCCAAGACCATCCGCGTGTTCCGGATGATGCTGGTCTGGGCCAAGGATTCCGGATTTATCGATGAGCTGCCGCTGCCCAAGAGCACCCCGATGGGACACAGCAAGCAGACGGAGGTGACCGATGCCGAACAGCAGTGATCGACTGGAAGCGGCCATAGAGCGGTTTTGTGCCCACCTGTCGGCCGAAAACAAAGCGGTAGGGACTGTGACCGCATACCGGCGGGATCTGCGACTGGTGGCCTGTGTGGCCGAATCCTTCCAGCCTGGACTCTGCTGCCAAGATGTGACACCCGGCCTGCTGGATCGGGCTTTATCCTCGCCAGAGGTTTTGACCACAGACTCGGGAGCACGATCACCGGCATCGGTGCATCGGTTGAAGGCGGCGGTCCGTTCATTCTTTACATGGACAACCGATGCCGGGCTTACATCTGAAAACCCGGCCCGGTCGGTTCGCATGAAAAGACTGGCGCAGAAGCCGCCGGTGTTTCTTACGGCTTCAGAAAAGAAGGTGCTGCTGAAAGAGGTAAAAGGCCGCATGGGCTTTGCCGGAATGCGGGACCGGGTCATGATCGAAGTCCTGCTCGGTACCGGCATCCGTATCGGTGAGCTTGAGGCGCTGGACACAGACGATATCGACCTCGATGCAAAGCACCTGAGAGTCAGAGCCAAAGGGAATGTGGTGCAGGTCAAGTTCATAAAAACCGACCTCCGAATCCTGCTGAAAAGATATTTGAAAGAACGATCCCGGCAAAGCACAACACAATGCAGCGCACTGTTTCAGTCCAATAGAGGAACACGTCTTTGCCAAAGGCAGATAGCCAACCGGATAGCCTTGTGGCTGAAGAAGGCCGGTATTGAAAAGAACCTGACTCCGCATGGCCTGCGGCATACCTTTGCAACCCACCTTTACGGGGCCACCAGTGACCTGCTTGTCGTGCAGAGGGCGCTGGGGCACCGGGATATTTCAACGACCCAGATTTACACTCACCTTGTCGATGGTCAGCTTGAGGATGCTCTTGAAAGACTGTGACAGCATCCTTGACCTGAACATCCGGAGCGGCTCCTGCTGCTCCTTTTTCGTTCCCGGGCCGCATATTAAAATTGCGGCATATGCCGTTATGCGCGAACAAGGCCATACAGGCCACTTTGGGATTTATGGCGTTATGTGCGCATAAGCCAATAAAGTTGATTTTCTTATGTATGGTCTTATGCGCATAGGATTGGAGGGAACCGATGCTGAACCGATGGTTCGCACCTTTCATTTGAGAAATTTTACTTAACTGAAATTTCCGGGAACACGTCTTATCTGAAATTCCTGTCATCTTGAGCCTCCATAACTGCCTAATCCTTCGCGCTCTTTCTTCTCGAGGCTCTGGTGTTATCTGAACTTTTTTTCGGCTTTTTCTCGGAAGCGGTCTTCTGGGCGGCGGCTTCACTCACTTTTTCAAGAAGAGCGGAGGCCCATTCGGCAGGAGACGTCTGCGGACCTTTCGGCTCCTCACCCTCACGGGCAATCTTGGTAGTCTTGAGATCCTTCATGTGGCAGCGGATCATCCGGTCGAGACTTTCGGCTGCCTGTGTGTTGCCTTCGATCTGGGCGCGGACCAGCTTCACCGAGTAGATGCCCACAAGCTCGACCTGCAGGAAGTCGCTGGATTTGTTGAACTGAAAATCCTCATGCAGCTTTTCGATGATGCTGTCGAACATGACCTTTTCTTCCGGTGTCAGGCAGCGGTCGGCAAAGATGCCATGCTTGAGCGTGCGAAGGTTTCCTTCTTTAGCTCCCGCTTTGCTCTTTGCCTGATCATGGTCTGTCCGGCCCTCATTCCGATGCCAGCGATCCAGATTCTGTTCGTCTTTTTTTGTAACGCCCAAGGCTCATCTCCGGTTTATCAATTTTGTTTCCAAATTTCGGGGTTCGGGGCGGAAGGCAGATTTAGCCCGTTTTCCCGCACCTCAAGCCTTACATACCGGAAGAGTCCTCAACCTGTCGGGCATCGGTTTCTTTTCTGTGGTCCGCGAGGATCTGATTGACCCGGCGACGTGTGATACCGGCGAGGCTGGCAATTTCATCGGTTTCGATTCCCTGACTTTTCAGGGCGATAACCAGCTGCCTGCGTTCCTTGTAAAAACTGCCCGGCGCTGGAATCCAAAGAATGCCGGAATGATGCTTCTGTACCTCCTTGAGCAGCTCTCTCGGGAGGATGTGTTCGGCATTGGCGTATTTCTTAATGCTCATGGTTACTCTCCACTTTCTTCAACCACGGCTGCGGAACATCCGGGTTGTGAAACCTGAGCGTGCTGGGACGCGGTGTATCCGGACTGTGGATGATTTCGATATATCTTTCGGTCACGGCACCGATCTTACGGTCACCGCCGACAAAGCAGACCAGCCCATAGTCCTGACCGCAGGGGAAGCGGTATCGTCCCTGATTCTGGTATAACCTGGCTTCAGACCATTTCCGGGACATGGCTTCCTCCTTGATGGCATCAACCTTGGCCAATGCGTCGGAGCTGACTTGCT